GTTTCCCAGTCAGTTTCCCAGTCACGATCACGAAGTGATACACACTTTGCCCTTTTTCTTCCCTTGGTGAGTTCGCCCCCGCATCATCCCGCAGTTTCTTCGAGGTAATCCCATGACTTGTGCCCAATGCAAACACCGATCTCAAATGGATGGCCGACTAGTGTGTAAACGGTTCCCACCCGTCCCGGTTTCAAACGTGCGAACCCGCCACGCTCAATTTCCCGTGGTTCGTGGCGACTGGGATTGCTCTGAGTTTGAGCTGGACGAAACCGCCGTTCAATCGAGTAGCTCAATAGAAAACCCGTCCGGTAGTGCGTCACCGCCCGAGTCCAACAATCAGGCCAGCCACTCCGGTAGCGTTTCCGAAGCGGTTATCCAATCAAGCTCGTCCGAAGACAGCAGCTATAGTGCAGGACCACCGCCATCACCAGTCGCCGGCCCTAGCAGCTCGGGTTCCTACGCCAGCGTTTCGGAAGCGTTCACCGAGTCTAGTTCTGACGAAGCGTATTCCAGTGCGTCAATCTAACCGCCTGGACTGCCACCGCCCGATTCGCGAATGCGTCTGAGGAAATTCGTTGACGACCAATCATGGTTGCGGGAATTGAATACAACCGGAATAGGCAGATCGTCACCCGTGAAACTTCGCCCGCGATAGTCGGCCCCGATTATTCGTACGTCTGGCTTAATGCGCAGCAATAGTTCCACTAGATCCCGTTCGGTTTCATACTCGACCACTTCACTTACGGCCCGTAAACCGGTCAGCATAATCCGCCGTTCTTGTGCCGTGCAGATCGTCCGATGCTTCGTTTCTGGACGTTCCTTGCTAGGGTCTCGGTGCAGACCCACGATAAGACGTTCGCACACGGACTTGGCCTCATCAAGCATTTGAATATGCCCGGGGTGGGGGAACGGATCAAACGCCCCACAAGTGAATCCAACGCTGTAGGTTCTGGTATTCATACGTGCTCCGGTCATACCGATTACGGTGACTCTCTGCCCATCCCCTGTCCGTTTCGGACAGCTTCTCATCGTGGACTTAAAATCCCCTGCCCGTTAGGGCGTGCGGGTTCGAGTCCCGCCCCGGCTACTTGGACAAGTAGTCCACTACGTGCTGGAGCGAAGAAATGAAAGTAATTATTGCCATCTCTTTGGTTTTGTTTGTTGGTTGTGGTGGCCCATCACAATCTCAACTTGCTGAAGATTACGACCAGATGGTGACGGAAAGCGGCTACGACGTGAAGTCCGCAAGGGAAGTCGTTGACGTTGTTTCGAAAGCGATTCACAAACTCCCAGAGTTCGACAATCCACAAACTATCGTGTTACCTGACGATCCAGTCGCAAGACCGAATTCAAGCCTATGGGACCTAACGGGAACCGTCAACGGTCGCCCGATGCGGGCAGTAACGACGGTTCATAGTCTCGGCACTGTGACGATTGACTCTATCAAAATTGATGGCATGGAGGTCTACAACGTCGAATAATTGGAGGTTTCGGGTAGGTTGCGCTGTGAGCTGGGATGGTGCCCCAGTATTTAACATTACCGTGTTTCATTTGCAGCACTTCGCAACCTACCCCAAGCCTCCAATTTAGGCGTAGAGGATCACTAGTCCTCTGCGCTTGCGTGGAATTCTTCGCAATTTCAGCACGCACAACGTGCATTTGTGAGCTAGTGTTTAGATGTGCCCCAGCTCAATTCTTTTCCCTGGTTAGCGATAGCCATTGATCACGCCGGAACGCGTGGCCTTGTGGCTAAATTCGCAGAATCGATTAGCTGTCAAATCGCTTGGTCCTGCCGACCAGACGAGCTAGTAGACCAATTCAAACGACGTCAGGTTTCAGCAGGATGGCCTCGTATTGACGCGTTGATCGTCAGCCTAAGTGGAGCCACCTGCGATCTGTGCCGCGACTCAGAAACGCCGTTCTTGTTTGTCGCATCGCAAAGTGAAGGAATCATCCTGAAGCGGGCTTCGGATCTGGGAGCCACGGCAATTGTCACATTATCCGACGAACTTCCGTGCTGGTATATCGCGCTCGAAAGCTGCTGCCGAGGCGATAAGTACATTTCGCCAATCGTGCAAATGCAACTTCGAGTATCCGCCAAAATGGAGCACCTCTGGAATGCATGCTCCAACGCGGAACAGCAGACACTACGCCTGCTAGCTAGCGGTGACGACGCGAACAGCATTGCTAAAAAACTGTATGTCAAGGAAAGGTCAGCCCGTAGATACATATCCGCACTCGAAAAACGCTTTGGAGTTTCAGGCGTTGTTCGACTCGTACGCATCGCTGATGCGTTGGGGCTGGCCGAGTTCGAATCACCACTACTGAGTATTTCGGCATTCCCTTGATAGCGTCACCCCTTTTTGGGTAGATTGTCCGAAACGGACAGGAAGTGGCCGCATATCTTCACTTTAGGTGGTGTTCTGTCCGAAACGGACAGCGTTAGATGCGCGCAAGACTGATTTGAAACAACGGAAGCTTTACTCCAGACAAGCGAGCAATTCTATGCCAGTGACGATTAAGGGTGCGTTATTCGAAAATCACGAGACCGGCGCAACTCGTGACTTTCTTCAGAAAATCGGCATGGAGTATATCGCGAAATTTAACGCCACATTCTACATCGAGTTGAATCAAATCCCCGACGTGCTGTCACGAATACGCGATGAAATAATTGACGATCCTGAAAAGTCGTTAAGCGAGTTCATGATCTGTTCTGTAACTGAACATGGTGTCACGATCTACACCGTTGGGCCAAACACGAATCAGGAAGGCATGCTCTTTATTCCAGCCAACAACGTGCTGGCAATACATGGTTGCGGACAAGCCTACTTCGATAAAGAGTGTTTTCCAGAGCAATCCGCCGCCGGCGATTAACGGCAAACCGTCCAGCGACGTTTGATAATGCGCACCGCCCGCGCGTCAACAATTCTTGAAGCCAACAACCTCTCACCACACTCGCGAAAAACTTTTTCGTGATTCTCTTGACAACGCCTCTGCGTTTCCGCTAGGTTGATCCGTGCAAATTAAATTACGGTAATTCAACGAGCCTCTTGCTCTCACTTCTTCGGCTTCTTCCCGAATGACGTGACCGCGGCTTGGTGTTTTACCACCAAAGCCGGCAGCCCCTACCGTTTGGCTTTTTGCCGGTCACATTTCGGTTTTTTCGCGCGTCCTCATTGCGGTTGCCTTGCGCGCCGCTCTGAGCGCTGCGCTACCTGTATGCGTTAGAGTCGAGGGAACGGCCATGATCAAGGACGGCCATTTAATTGCGTGGACGCTAGGTGGGATTCTAGTTCTGAGCGTTTGCGCGTGCGTTGGAGGCCCAACGAATGATTGCGAGAGCTACAACAGGAACCAACAATCAAACATTGTTGCACTTCTTAGAACAAGTTTACTTTCTGAAACCGGAGATAGCTGGCGGAAGTCCGGCAACCAAGAAATTCTATCTTGGCCAGGTGCGGAAAGCAGATCGATACTGGCAAACCCTGAAACCTGGACAAGAGCTAATGCTGGCGGACATGTCGCCGGAACTTATTACGGGTTCGATGGCTTGGTGTCTGCAGCTTGGGAATTCGAAACCCACGGCCAACAAAATACGGCGTTCGCTGGTTGCGATTTGGGAGCATGCCAAAGAACGCGGCTATTTGCCGGATCGTCCACCAAAAATCGGAAGCTTCAAAGAGCCAAAACGAGATCCCGAGGCTTGGTGGGACTGGGAATTCGAGAAGATGCTGCAATCGGCTTGCCGGCTAACTGGTCAATTGCAGACCAAAAGCGGTGGGAAAATACCGCGTGGCGAATTCGCCGAGGCTCTATTGCGAGTTGTCTACAACAGCGGGTCAAGGATTTCCGCAGCTATGTCCATCCGGCGGGACTGGATCGACTTACGGTCAAAACGTTTGGTAATCGTCGCAGACGTTCAGAAGGACGCCGAGGATCAAACGGTTGCATTGCTGCCGAGTACGGTGGCTGCGTTAGAGCGTTTGATGGAATACGACTGGGAAACGATTTCGGACCTTTGGCCCTACGATTGCAACGTAGATGCCTGGCCGGCGTTGGACTACTTGTTACGCAAGATCATTGTGGTTGCCGGCTTGCGAGGATCCACCGAACTCCGCGAAGCCGTAGAACGCGGCTATTTTCCGCGAACCGAATTCGATCGAGACTTAAAGGCCGAGGTTACCAAGGCAGTCGATACCAAACGACTTTGGCATTGTATCCGGCGAACATTCGCTACAATGATCACGGCCAAGTCATCGATAGAAACCGCACGGGAAATGCTCGGCCATTCCTCCATAGAAGTTACCAAGCGCTACGTAGATCGATCCAAGCTTGGCGAAAAGTCGCAAGCCGATTTACTAAGCGATCCGGCACCGTTCAGTCTTCGCGTATTTCACGACGACGCCGGCTAAAACCCACTACCTACTTACAAACGCAGTTTTCCGCCCTGGACCAAAGTGGCAGAACACAGCAGCGTGGCAACGATAAGACGCACGCTCCTGTATTGGTCCTTCGCGGAAGCTGCGTTTTTTTTGTGGAGGTTCAGGACGCATGAGCTATCAAGAGTCGGAAGCCGTGTTGATGATCGTCGAAGTCATGGAACGTGACCTAGACGCAGTTGACGCCAAGATTCTGGAAATGCCGTCCGTGCCGGCAGAAGTGCTTACCAATCAACGCCGCATTCGGCGCGGATTGCGATTGGTACGGCGCACGGTTGAACGCTACCAAGATGGTGAAATCTCTTTCTCCGAAGCGTCGGATTTCATTACCCGCAACACGCCAACGCAGAGGCGTTTGGACTTCGATTCAAACCAACCGCCAACCGCCCCCAGTATTCCAGCTCAACCCCTGCCACCGCATAACGGCACGGACACAAGCAAAGCCGCTGCCGAAAGCAAACGCAGCACGGCAGCGATTGACCGTGAACGCGTCCTGGCGTTTATCGAAAGCAGCACCAAAGGTGCAACGTGCGATGAGATTTGCGCGGGGTTAAGTATGAAAGTGCAGACCGCCACTCCGCGAATCTGGGAGCTAAAGCGGGACTTAAAAATCATAGACAGCGGCCAACGCCGCGAAACTCGCAGCGGACGTACCGCCCGAGTCTACATTATCAAGCATGATACCAACGGAGTGAAAACCAAATGAACGAGGGCACTACAGGCACAGTAATTGAGGACTTTATTCGCGACGTGAGAAAAGGTCAGGAAAACGTCCTAGACCTAGTTCGGCAAGTCGGCCAAGACGGTACTGAACACATCGTCGTCGGTTTGCAGAATCGAGAACTACAACCAGAGCAGCCGAAGGCACCAATCCGTGAGGAAACCCCCGCACGTTGCCACCAATTCCATGACATTGACGCCATGACGTCTTATCTGGAGCAATACGGGACGGAACATACCGTCGTATTGGCAGACGTGAAGGCAGGGGCGTTCTCCGCTGTCATTGATGAAAGCCAGGAAAATGGAATCGAGGTGATCGGCTGCAAACCGCTAATTCATCCGCTCTTTGAGCCATGGGACGGAATGTTTGATTCAACCGTTCCCGTTTTGGAATTCGCAAAGTTCATCATGCAACACCGCCGCGCCGTGACGCATCCAGACGGGCGCGAACTGGCTTTGATGTTCAGCCAAATCACCGCCAAAAGCAACGTGACGCTAAACCGTGGCTCCGGCAGCAAGTCAATCAATGGCGTGATGGTGGAAGTGAAAATTGAGGGTAGCAGTACCACTCGAACGGAACCGCACGAATTGCCGGATTCCATCACGATCGAAGTTCCTATCTACGTCAATCAAATCGCTCAGCGTATCGAACTGGATTTGATGGTGAGCATGGACGGCAACAACGAGGTTGTTGTTTACGTGTCCGCTTCCGGCCTGCTGGAAGCCAAGGTCCGATCCATGCTGGACATGCTAACAACGTTACGCAGTGCCCTGGACGTCGGAACAATCGGCCTGGGCACCGTCAAGCACATCGAATGGGATTACTTGGAGTAGTTCCCAAACGATCGCTGCAACCTTTAAGCAATTCTTAATAGTTCAACACGGAGGAAAACATGGCATCTACATTCGTAGAGCTGAACGACTTGGATCTGATCGAAGAAGGCGTATTTATGGCGGATGCCAACAACGCCCTGCAAAAGATCACGCACGGTCTATCTGACTTTGTGGCCAAACACGGTCACGACGCCAAGGGAGCCAAGGCGGAATTAACGCTGAAAATCAAGCTGGTCTGCAAGGATCCGGATTCGGAGATCTTTGCCATTGAGAGCAAGATTGATCAGAAGGTGCCAGGCCGTCCAACCGCTGTGACGTCGGCCATGGCAGAGATCAGCCCCGAGTCTGGCCGCAACACGCTATTCGTTCGTAACACAGGCAGTAACGCGGACAATCCACGCCAAGGCCGTTTGCCGATGGGCGATGAGGAGCACGAAGAAGTTGACGACGCTGAAGCGTTTGAAACTGAATCCGATTTCTCAGAAGAGTAAAGATTGGAGGCGTTGAAACCAATGGTCACGGATGCCCATGCCTCAGTAAATGGGAAATCCGATTGGTGGAGCCGAACGAATGCCGGTGTAAGCGGTTGACCCCGCGTGTCACTGAGGTGGATGGCCGGTCGTTTTTGCAAATTGGAAACCTTTTCATCGGGCTTGACGATTCTGCCCCATCGTCAGTGTTGGCCCTTGGCGTTGGTCCTGCCCCACCACGCCAGGGGCTAACAGCCCGTCTTTAACAACAATCGCAAAGGAGTGTAGTTGTGCTGGTACTATCGAGGAAAAAAGACGAGATCATTGACATGCGATTCCACGGAATCGATGCCACGATTCAAGTTATCGAGATACGAGGCGACAAGGTCCGCCTAGGTATCAACGCCCCCGATGACGTTACGATTCACCGGCGGGAAGTTACGATTCAGATTGAGAATTCGGGCGACTGTTCAGAGCAATCTGACGTGCCAGGGACGGCGGTCGCCTAATTATGTCGAAACGTCAGACCGAATTCGATTTCTCCGCACGCGGTAGCCGTCTCGCGCTACTGAACCGCGTGCAATTGCCAAAGGTGCCAGGTGGAAGCCCTGGCACCATGCTTTCTGTCTTGCGTTGCATCGAATCCCACGTCCGCGACAACGCTCGTTGTCGCGTTGGCGTGGCGTTGTTGGCGTCTGAGACCGGATACAGCAAAGCCACCGTGAAACGAGCTACAGCGGGCTTGCGTGGCTTGCTAGTGCTGGACGTCGTGACCACGGGACGAACGGCAATCTACCAGATCATCTGGAGTAACCTGGCGGACTTCGATTCGGCAGTTGTAAAGGAATCTTTTGCAACTGAATCGACCCGCATTGAGGACAGCCAAATACGGCCAGTCCCCAAGCCCGTGAGCCCGCAGCGGGCTCACCATGAGCCCGCAGAAGGCTCACCGTGCGCCCGCAGCGGGCTCACCATGAGCCCGCAGAAGGCTCATTATGAGCCCGCTACAGAAGCGTGTTCTTTAAGCGTTGTTCCAACCGCCACCTTAAACGGCAATCCGTGGACGGCGGCGGCGGAAAGATTGAGAAACGAATTCGGGATCTACAAAGCTCAGCAATGCGTCGATGCGATGGCAGCCCGTGGCGAAACCCCTGATCAGCTACAAGGCATCATCGACGATTGGAATTCGTCTAGCTGGGACAAACCGCCGAACGCGTTGGTTGGCCGGCTCATCAACGGAGTGTGGCCGCCTGAAACCGAATCCCCCAAGGCCAGAGCCCCCACCATCGACCCTGACGTCCGGCGAGAGAACGAACGCATAAAAGCAAGCAAGCAATTGTTAGCCGCCGGCGTAACGGACGTGGTGGAACGTGACCGCAGATTAGCAGCGATGGGATTTGAATCATGACAGTAAGACCAGACAAGCAAACAGTAGACGCCTGGCGTCAACGTATCGAGTTCGGAACGGCATCATTCAGCCGCGATGAACTACGCCAGTTGTTCTATTTGGCCACAGGCGAATGTATCCCCAAACGCAAGCGTTGCGAATCCTGCAACGCTGCCGGCTGCAGTTGTTGCAACGGAACGGGCTACGACGTTATTTCCGAGGTGCCGTCCGATGCCCCGTAACATGTCCTTCATGCTCACCACGGAGCAAGTACGCCGGCGTGAGAAGACTGTAACCCGCCGGCTAGGCTGGCGATTCCTGAAAGTTGGCCACGTAGTCAACGCGTGCGTCAAGTGCCAGGGTCTCAAACCTGGAGAGAAGATCGAACGCATTTGCGAGATACGTATCACCAACGTCCGCCGCGAACCTATCAACAGAATGGCCCGCCGTCCGCGTTACGGACGCGTCGAAGCATCCCTTGAAGGTTTCCCCGAACTATCCGGTGCCGAATTCGTTCGCATGTTCTGCACTGCCATGAATTGTAACGATTGCGAGCAAGTGACCCGCATCGAGTTTGAGTATTTGGACTAGACGCCATGCCGAAACACACGAAGCAACGCAGCCGGTCCCGCCGCCGTCGTCACCAGTTTTGCGATAGATGTAAACGCCGTGTCAGCAGCGATACGGATTCCTACGAAACCGTCTGGCGTGTCGGGGTGTGCGAAAACTGCATGACTGCCCGTGATTGGAAACGCTGCTATTGGCGAATGAGCAAAGGACTCGTGTTGGAATAACTTCGCAGGGGAGATGTAGTCCCCTGCATTTGACCTCAAAAACAACAAGATAGGCAAGGAATTATGACAACAATCGAAGAAGCGTTGGACACAATTCATGGACCGCGTGAAACGTACAGGCCGTTGCTCGAATCTGATGCGATCATTCGAAGGATTTGCCGCACTGCCGAAATTGTCGCCCAACAAAAAGGCGTTGAACCTTGGTCGATCGTCGGAGAATGGACTGGGCACGGTAGTGGCGTGTCGAATGCGATTTACCAAGTCTATAGAGCAGAGAATGGTGGCGAATCATCGCCATTTGCTGAGTCTATTCGAGCAATCACTCAGGAACGCGAAAGACAGCGTCGAAAAGGTTACGACGAATCGCACGACGACGATCACGAAGCGTGGGAGATCGCAAAGCAAGCCGCCGAGGTGTTGCGATCCCTAGACGATGACGATCACGTCGATGACTGGGGCATCGCGGCGAAGTGGCGCAACGACGAATACAAAAAGCTAGTGATTGCTGCTGCCTTGATTGTTGCGGAGATGGAACGGTACAGCCGGTATGAAGCGGACATGAAGGGCCACGGGGCAGAGGATTAACAATCCCCATCGCGGAAATTGAGAGAGTGAGGGTAAGCATGAGTTATCGAATATTGGAGAAGGGCGAAGCTATCCAGGCAGGGGACGAGGTAGACGCATCACCTGATGGATGGCGAGACGATCCCGTGTGGAAGCCAACCACCTGTGTAGGCCGAAGAGCACCAGACCCGCAATACCCATCGCACCGCATCTACCGGCGAAAGGTCAAGCAAGAGGAGGAAGCTCGCCGAATTATTTGTGATGAATGCCGCAATGATATTGCGACATCAAGTGCCCTGAGAACACTAACAAAAGATGGGGTGGCAATACGGTCCATCCCCGTCAATACATGCAACAATTGCGACGAAACGCAAGCCGCTTGGTCTGTGTTACTACGCATGGCGTTGGCGGAAACAGAAAGCGGGGTGGGCGATGAGTGACAAGGTTAAACGGCTTCGATTGTGTGTCGACACACTGAAAGGCTATGGGCACTTCACTGAAGGACAAGACGGATTTCAGGCACTACGGGAGCTTGACGAGTTCGTGTCCAGCATGGAAAGCCCTACAAGGGAAAACCTGAACCTTGACATATCGGACGGTGAAGAAGCCAGGGCTTTGCATCGTGTCGTTCGCGCGATGCATGATGGTCATTGTCCAAACTGCGGGTATTTGGGGCCGTCAGATTCGTTCGTCATTGATTACGTGTCGCGGGAAGGGCATGAATGTCCTGGTTGCCTATTCTTTGTCAGCGTTGACGAATCGGAAGCAGCATTGAAAGCATTTAGCCCTTATATGAATCGTAGTGTTCGTGTTTTCGCTCGTTGGCGATTGGCTAGGAATCAAGTAAACGCAGGGGACTGACGATCCCCATTCCGGAAGATGGAGTTAACGAGCAATGGACGATGAGTGGGAAGACTACGGAGATGACGAATCCTGTGATGACTGGTCGCACGGAATCGATTGTGACTGCCAACAATGTACAGATGACTGGTACGAGATGGAGTGTGGTTTACTTCCTGACCATCTTGGTGGTGTTTGTACGTTGGCAGGAAGCGAGCAGTGTGATTTTGATTGTCCTGTACGAAGGCGGGCTGATCCAGCAAATCAAGGCGAATGATGAGCAACAAACGCAAATATGGATTATCGCCGATTCATGAGGCGATTAGGTTTCAAATGTGGCTATTGAGGCGGCAAAACAAAGCTCTGCAAGATCATTACGCACGCAGTTGCTTTATTTCGTGGGTGTTCGGCGAATCAATTTACGAATCTGCTGAGCGATGGCACCGCAGTATGGGGATGACCTTGCCAGGATCAGTCCGAACAAAACGTTTGCGAAAAAAAAGACGCGTGATGGTTATTCAGCGATTTAAGGAATGGTTGAAATAAACCGCGTAGGGGATGACTACTCCACTGCGTTTGAACGATCGAAAGGACAAGAGGACGATGACCTTTGGCCATTGGGAAGCCATAACCGACGATGATGGACAGATGACTCGCGTCCGCTGGTCAGTGACTGACAGAGAAGGCCGTTATCTCTGGGTTCGGCACTATCCTGGTGAATGGGGTAGGAACGCCGCAGAACGACAAGCGGAAGAATTCAACAAGGAAAACCGTCGCCCATGGGAATGGGACGGATTCGAACCAATTGAGGAAGATATGACAGATCCGATAGCGACCGACACATCACGTGACAAAAAACTCGCCGCACACATTGAAACGCTGCTCGGCATTGAGCTGCTGGAGTATCACGATCAAAACTTGTTGGCGCTCGATTCAAAGCAAAGGAACGAAGAGAAACGAGCGATTCTGAATGAGGCGTTACTATTGACTGGTGAACGCACCGAAAGGTCCCGAACCGCGTAGAGGATTGATGCTCCACTGAGCCTGAGGAAAAGAGGACTAGGAAAATGAATAAAGTTAATCTGTTTAGGCGTATATGTTGCCGATTGCTTTTCGCTCATTCGTATCGTTTCGTGAGCGTCAAGCCGTTTATTGACACCTCTTACGGATCCCGTACCCCAAGCATTTTTTACGCGAAGGTTTGCAGGATATGCGGACGTCACGAATCGGGTTCGATGTATGGTTGCCCAGCTACCAAGGTTGAAGAAATGAATGCCGCTTTTAACCAACAGGACGAACGATGAGCGACAAGCGGATCAAGTTTAACCTCAATCAAAAAGTTCGCGTCAAACTTACCAAGCATGGACATAAGATTCATCGCCGGAAGAAGATGTGGATGGTTGGTCGGAATGGCAAATGCACGATTTAATGTGGCATTTTGGCGATTCGCTGTTCATGGGATGCAAAATGCCATTCCACGCAGAAATGGAATTAGACCTAGACTCGTAAGCGTGCAGAGGATTCATGGTCCCCAACTCCCCAATACAAAAACAAGGAGACTCCAAGAAATGCCGTGTGATATGGGAATGACCCCCGAAAGCGTCAACGCAGAACAAGCGCGCCGCGCCAACAGAATGGCGGCAACAGCAAATAGGCGCACCTCATCACTAGAAGATCGTACGGCCGAGCTTGAACAAGCATTGTGCGGCCTCTGCCAAATGCTTCAGCGACGAAACATAGAGCTCCACCCGCAGTTGGCAATTTGGTTTGAGAACCATCGTCAGCAGCCAGGATGCACAGTGAAAGAAAGTCCCTAAAGAAATGAGACAAGAAACCAAGCTTGAAGCGTTGTTCTTATTCGGAATGGCAGCGTTTTTACTGATTCTGATTTTGCGGGGATAACGCCCCGCCCGCGCCAATGAACCACCGGAAGCTAACGCATAGAAAACCGCTAGACGTACCAGCCGCCCCGCCTGGATTTGTGTGGCTAGTTGCCCCCGCCCAGTATGGACCTTGGTATAGGTCCGGCCCCGCTATTGTCCACCGCGACATAGTTTCTGAGGGCGTGGTTTTGGTGCCACGCCCGCCCTCGCCCGAAACCCGCCTTACAAGGAAGTTGACCCAATGATTAAACGAACGATCCGAGCCCGCCGGTGTCTAAAGGTTGGGCCCGTCACGATTCGCAACAATTCTCCCCAGAACCGAGCCGAACTGGTCGTCATCGGCTGCAGTGATAGCGTCACCGTAACAAGTGACACGGAAACAGGTTCCGAATCTGAACGCTTTACCCTAGCCAATGGACAATGGATACAATTGAACGGCGGGCCATTTGCTGGCGTGAAGATCATTTGCCGAACGTCCTACGGTTGCCATTTGTCATTTTTCGGACTCGGGGATACAATCCGAGCTCAACACATCCGAGAAATTCACCCGAAACGCGTACCAGTCACAATGAGCTAACCAAGCTTTTCAAAATCTGATTCGGCACAACGACAGCCAAACTATTGTCAACGGCCACCCACTAGATTCCGCCGGCACGGAATTTGATGGGTGGCCGTTTTCGTTTATATCCCCCGAGGGACGCCATGCGAAAACTCATTCAAGCGGCCATTTTGGTCGCCGTCCTGGCCAGCTCCGCTCGAGCAGCGGACCCGCCCAGCACGGCCCACCAACTACAGATCCCAACAGAAATCCGTCAGTGGTACCGCAATCCAGACGGATCGTGCGTGCAATGTTCGATTGGAATGTGCGGGATAGCTCAGAACGTTCCCGAAGCCTATACGCTCCTATGGGACACGGACTACGGAACCAAGGTCCGTGGCGGCAGTTATCCGAGCCGCGTCGAGGCGTATTCGGATCGTCGAGGGATCAAGATTTACAACATCACCGGCTCGGAGACATTCGACTGGATGAAATGGGCCTGCAAGACGGGACGTTTTGCAGCAATAGGGGCGGGAACGCGTCACTTTCAAACGCTGTACGGCTGGGATGAAGCAACGGACCGCTGGTACGTCTGCAACAACAACAGCCCACACCGCGTTGATACCTATTCGAGTTCAGAGTTTCGCCGGCTTCACCTGGCCAGTGGCCAATGGGTGGTAATCCTCGATTATCCACCTGGAGCACGAGCCCCAATCTACATTCCATGGTGGGAGTAAACACCGATGAAGATGAAAACAGCAACATCCCTTCTAATTGGGCTGCTTATTTGTAGCGCCGCCCTAGGGTCCACGGGCCAAATTCAGCCCCCAAAAAGCCCCAAACCAGCAGATCCGATCACGAATCCAGAAGCCGAGCACGTTAACCCAGGTGTGATGGACGAAGCGACCGACGAAATAGAGCGTCGCGGTGATTGCGTTACGCTTCACGGCTACGGAATCGCAGATGGGTTCAACGATACGATTTCCAAACTGTACGGGATCCCGAAAGACGATTCGAACAAATGGTTCATCTCAGTGGTTACCACATCCAATTGCGCGGGATGCGAACGACTGAAAGCCGCGTTCAATTCAGATCCGCACCTAAAAGCATGGGCCAACCCGTCCAGCCCCAAGACGAGCTGGAGCCACTACAAGGTTTATCGATACAGCGACCCGACGCAAAAATGGCGTTGGAAGAATATAAAAATCACCAGCTTTCCGACGATCATCATTCAACCACCGCTTAGCAAGTCGTTCGGGAATCCCGCCACGGTTGTCTATCAGCAGAGCGGTTACGACGGCAACGCGATGAAGCTTTCCGCAAGCATGAGTTCTGCGTTACGTACCTACGCCCGAAAGCTGTACCGGAAGAATCTCACACCACAATCCGTGGTTGTCAATCAAGGTGGCGGGCACGGCCAGCAGCCAGCAGCTAACCAAGGCACGGGGCAAGCGCCCCCTTTTTTGCCGATGCCGCAGACGCCCACGTTTCCGCAGCAGAATCCGTTTCCCCAGCCGGTACAGATCCCGCCACAGATTCAACCAGCGAATCAGGTTCCGCCGCAAGTACAGCCCCAACCCGTCCAGCAAATACCACAGGGCGGCTTGCTGGTGTATCAACTGATTCAGGCGTTGATGAGCGGGAACATGATAACGTCACTTCTTCTGGCAGTGCTGATAGCCGTTCAGATTTGGCGGACGTACCGCAAGCAGAAAGGTTTGCCCCTTTTGATAGACGACGAGACCGCCGGAAAGATAGCGGAACGGATCCGCGACCTGATCAGCCCGAAGGAAGCGAGCAACGCCGGCGACCAATCCGCACGGCGTTAGCCAACTTTATCAAAGGAATAGCCGGTTGGGCTGGATTTATATTCAGTCTGCCGGCATGGCTGTCTATTGCAAAATGGGTGCTCTTGGCGTGGGTGCTGGTTTGCATCGTTCAAAGAATGCGTGGCAAATAGCCGCCGCCCGCTCCACTCAACCCGCCGCCGTTTATGGGACGCTACGACGAAAACAAACGCCGCCGCGCTGGCCAAAAGTCTCGGGATCAGAATTCCGAGGTGATGGACATAGGCGAATTGCCGCCTATTAAAAACAAACGCCGGCGTAACAAGTGTCGCAAGTCGTTTCGCAAATTCTGCGAGACATATTTTCCCAATCGGTTCAATATCAAGTGGTCGAAAGATCACCTGAAAATTATCGAACTGATCGAGCAAGCGGTATTAAAAGGCCGGCTTTTCGCACTTGCTATGCCGCGTGGTTCCGGCAAGACCACGCTTTGCGAATGTGCTGTCATTTGGGCAATTCTCTACGGTCACCACCGTTACGCCGTTCTGGTAGCTGCCAACGAAAAGCACGCGAAGAAGCGACTGCAGAGCATCCGCCGCGAATTCGAATGCAACCCGCTTTTACTGGAGGACTTCCCCGAAGTCATTTTCCCGATTCGGAAGTTAGACCGAATCACGCAACGCAGCCGCGCCCAAACGTATCAGGGCGAACCGACGCAAATGGAGTTCACGGCCACGCGTATTGTTCTGGCCACAATGCCAGACAGCGAAGCCAGCAGCGGAATCATCGAGTGCGGTGGAATCTTGGGGGCCATCCGTGGTGCAAACTTCACGCGTCCTGATGGCTTCATAGACCGGCCCACGTTCGCCATGATCGATGACCCACAAACCCGAGCCAGCGCCAAGAGCGTAAACCAGTGCAACGAGCGTGAGGATTTGCTAGCCGGCGATCTGTTGTACCTGCCTGGACCTGGCAAGAAGGTTGCCGCCGTGATGCCTTGTACTGTGATCTATCCGGACGACATGGCCGAGCGTCTGCTAGATCGAGAAAAGCACCCCGAGTGGCAGGGACTCCGCACGAAGATGGTTTACCAGATGCCCAAGAACATGGGACTCTGGGACGACTACGCCGACATGCTCCGCGAAGAGTTACGAATCGGAAACGATGGCGCCAAAGCTACCGACTTCTATCGCAAAAACCGGAAGAAGATGGACGCCGGCGCCAAGATAGCTTGGCCGGAGCGACACAACGAGGATGAGCTTTCCGCCATTCAATCGGCAATGAATCTGTATTGCCGAGACGTCACCAGTTTTCTAGCCGAGTGCCAGAACGAACCACGCGCCGCCAGCGATGGCACGGACGTTGAACAGCTTTCCGTTGATGACATCATGCGAAAGCAAAGCGGCTTTGAACGGGGCGTGATTCCAGCCGATGCAGATTTCGTGACGACCGGAACGGACGTACAAGGAAACGTGCTGTATTGGATGGCCATCGCCTGGAAACGGGACTTTACAGGGTGGGTAATCGACTACGGGACGTATCCGCCACAGCGAGCCAAATACTACACGCTGAACACCATTCGCAACACGTTTGACCGCGTGCAAGCGTTGTCTCACATGTCAGCGACCGTCCAAACACGAGCGGCAATCAACATGCACCTTTCGCAGCTCGGAGGGCGTCAGTTCGAAAGATTTGACGGTGATGTGATGCGTCAACGTGCTGGTTTGGTAGACGCTGGCTACGAAGCGGACGCGGTATTCCCCGCCTGCCATGAATCCGATCACGTTTTTGCTCCAGCTTTCGGACGCGGTATCAAAGCCTCAAACCGCCCAATGAATGAGTGGCAAGACTACAAAAAGTACGGTGGCCCTGATCTATCTCTGCCTTGGATCCACCCGCCTCGATCCCCAAAACGCGAGACTCGCCACATTCTGTTTTGTGCCAATTCCGCCAAAACATTCCTGCAAAAACTACTCGCCACAGATAAGGGGGCCGCCGGCTGCTTGCAACTGTTCAAGACGCCCACTTTAACCGAGCACCAAATGTTGGCCGAGCATTGGACAGCCGAACACGGTACCAAAACCGAGGGCCAAGGCCGCCAATTGATTGAATGGAAACTGAAGCCAACACGGGAAAACCACCTGCTAGACGTGGCGGTTCACTGCGTTATTGCGGCATCGATCGAAGGTGCTCGACTAAACGCCAACAGCCCAACCGCCCTGAATCCATCCGCGAAGAAAACGAAAACCAAAGCTCGGCGCCGTCGAGTTTCCAAACTGAACTGCTGAATCATTTACCAACCGATGGGAGCCGTCATGGCAACAGCGAAAAAGAAAACGACCAAAAAGGCAACGTCGAAGGCGTCCGCCAAAAAGAAGGCCGGCCGGCCAGAAGGAAGCGGCAACCAAGAGTATGACCACGGATTAGCGGTAGAGACGCGATGCCGTCAATGTGACTCGACAGACCGCGAACCATACGACCGAAAGACGGAAACCGAGTACCGCGGATTAGATCCCAGCGGAAACGCTTGCACCCACATTATCAGGCGTTGGACCAAGTGTGCGAACTGCGGCCAAGCTCGTATTGATCGAACGTATGAGAACAGAACGCTGGCATCGGCATCTGAAAAACAATAGGTAGAACCAATATCCGTCTTTCTGAAACCTTGACCTTAGTGGGGACTGTTTCCCAACAATACACGCATGGCAGATAACACCGCACGAATCGAAGAAATCAACGAGATCTTACGGGCAGGCGCCACGGAGGTTGTCGTTGACGGTACCAAAGTTAAATACAACTTTGCCGAGCTCCGCAAGGAGCGTCGGATGTTGATGGCGGCCGATGACACCCATCGTGGCCGCCGTCCAGTCGTTTCATCCATTAACTTGAGCTAACGCATGTCGTCCACGCTGGAACAACTTGGGCCGATTGACGTACACGCCGGCAGCAGCCTACCGGTGGTGTCGCAATTCAAGTACGACGCGTTAGAGGCCAAGGGCAAACGCAAAGCGGCACCTCCCAGGGTTCTCCGTGAAGATACGATACTTCCGACCCGCAAACGCTCCCGCCTGGCGTCCAATACTCAGGATTTGTGCCGTAACTTCGCGATCGCGTCTTGGATGTTACGCCGGCATTTGGACTACGTGACGCAGTTCGAATTTCACAGCCGCACTGGAAACGATGATTTAGACAACCAAATCGAGCAGTTGATGGCCGAAGACAGCCGGCCAGTCAACATGGATCGTGGCAGAAGATTTGACCGCGAACGCTATTTTCGATCGATGGAAGCCGCCAGCGTTATCCACGGCGACGTCGGTAATCACCTCTTTTCTGATGGCCGTATCAAAGGCGTGGAATCCGATCTGATTCGCAATCCCGAAGGAAAAACCGCCGAGGATGGCTGGGTAAACGGCATCAAGGTGAATGGCGATGGTGCCGCGTTGGCGTACGGTCTGCACAGGCGTACGAGGAGCGGACGAGGCTACGAGTTTATTCGCGAAGTACCCGCCAAATACTTCTTACACCACGGCTTTTTTGATCGATTTGCTACCGATCAGACTAGGGGCGTTTCACCGTTGGTGGCGGCACTGAATCCGCTGCGCGACGTATATGAAAACTTCGACTACGCCCTGGCAAAAGCCAAGGTCACGCAGCTATTTGCTATCGCTTTCTACCGTGCCGCAGATGATTCGCCTGGCCAGCTATCCGGAGGAATCAACGCGGACGGCGAAGAAGACAAGGCAGGTTACGACGTGGATTTCGGAAGGGGTCCGCTGAATCTGGACCTGGACGATGGCGACAGGGCAGAGTTTTTGGAATCAAAACACCCGTCCACCGAATTCCAGCAATTCACGCAGCTAATGATCATGGTGGGGCTGAAGTCCCTGGATCTTCCCTACAGCTTCTACGATGAAAAGCACACCAATTTCTTTGGTTCTCGCGCCGCCTGGCTGCACTACGAACGAAGTTGCAAGCACAAACGTGACAACCAAATCGAGACCCGACGTAAGTGGACCATATTCAAGTATCGCGATTGGATCATCAAAGAACGGTTGACTCTGCCAGGCGACATGACCGTTGCCGATGCCGCGTTTGAATGGGTTCCCAAAGGCATGCCGTGGTGGGATCCAGCGAAGGAAATTCGCGGAGACCTAGCGGCCATCGGAGCCGGCTTGGATAACCCGCAACGCATCGTCAAAGAGCGTGGCCGTGGTGATTTCAAGGATAACGTGGACAAGCTGATCGAAGCCAAAAAGTATGCCCGCGATCAAGGAATGAAGGAACTCGGCGAGCCGCTGATTCTCAATTTCGATATGCAACCAGACATAGAGATTAAGACCAATGACAACGCAGACGATTGAAAAGCCCAAAGAAGTACCAGCCAACGCGCTGCAGTTGAATGTTGGCCGTACGAAGTTCGTTGCCGGCGAAAAAGGGGCTAATACGGCCCCAGTATCGCTTGTCGCTAGGACTGGCCAACCGATCAGCCATTGGTATTGGGGCCGGATCGTTCACGACTTGAGCGGTTTTTTCATCAACGGCAGCGATGACAAACGCGTCACGATCGATTACTGCCACAACGATCACGAAATCCTTGGTTACTTGGACAAATTCAACCCAAGTGACAAACAGCTAGACACGTCCGGTGAGCTCGTTTGGAAGAACGAGGATGATCGAGCCTATGAAGTATCGATCAAGGGCGATGCTGGCGTCCCCTACGAAGCCAGCATTGACTTTGGTGGTGATGGCACGGTCATTGAGGAACTAGACGTTGGGGCATCGGCGGAAGTCAACGGATACACGTTTGAGGGACCTGGCGTCATTGTTCGAAAGTGGCCGCTGCGAGGCGTAGCGATTTGTCCGCACGGATACGACCAAGGGACCGGATCACAATTCACCCGCGACGGAGACGGACCGGAACAGACCGTTTCTGTCACCACTTTAACGAGGAAGGAAACAGAAATGTCGAAAGACGACAAACCCGCAGACACGCCAACGGACAAGCCGGCGGAAACGGAGTTGACCAATACGGATCCAGCACCCACACCGAATCCGGACAAGCCCGCAACGAGTCGCGACCAATTCACCCAGGAATTGGAACGCTACACAACCACATTCGGTGCTGACAACGGCACAAAGTGGTTCAGTGCTGGCATGGAGTTCGAGGCAGCGTTGCAAGAGCATTGCAAGCTACAAGCCGTAGAAATCGCAGAGCTTCGCAAGGAACGCGACGAACTGAAAACGAAGTTTGCCAGCCTAAGTGCCGGCGATCCCGACGCCACCGACACGCCGCCCCCTGGCGAAACCAAAAAGGGAATCGGCCAATTTGTCCGAATCAGTGGCAAGGACAAAGAGTAAACGACTGAACGCCTAGATTTAGTCACACAAACGCAAGACGGAACCGGAGGCCGTGACGTTCGGCCTCAAACAAACAATTGAACAGTAGAGGAATTCAACCATGGCTAACGACTTAATCACGTTGGCTGATCTGCAAAAGATCAATGACCAAAACTTGGCGGACATCGAAGTCACCGACCTGCTGCAGCGTGCCCCGCTTTTCGCAGCGTTGGCCGCCGGCGAATCGTCCAATGGTACGCAGCACAAGTACACCAAAGAAACCGGCGCCCCCGTCGTTGGTTTCCGAGCCGCAAACACTGGCCGCGACCACGGCAAATCACAGGATACGTTGGTAACGATCAATCTGAAGATCCTTGACGCCAGCTTCCATGTTGATAAGGCCATCGCGGACAAGTTCGGCAAGGGCCCTGAAGCGTACATCGAACGTGAAGGAATGCGACACCTCAAAGCTGCGTTTTTCAAAGGCGAACAGCAATTCATCAACGGCATTGCCGGCGATGCAGATGGCTTCACGGGATTTGTAGACGCGGACACGATTGATGGCCTTGATGATGAAATGGTGATTGATGGCGGTGGTGCCGGCGATGCTGATGCAGAACTGACGTCAATCTTCATGCTCCGTACCGTCAACGATGATACGGACGTGATGGCCATCACGGACACCAACATCGAAATGGACGAAACGGTAGTTCAGTTCATGCCAGACGGTGATGGAAAACTATTCCCAACCTACGCAACGCCAATCACTGGCTGGCTGGGATTGCAGATTGGTTCCAAGTTTTCCATTGGACGCATTCCTAACATCAACGTTGCCAAAGGTGCTACGGAACGCGTTACTGACGATCTTATTTCGCGGCTGGCTGAACAGTTCCCAAGCGGCCACGAACCGAATCTGATCGTGATGCATCGCAAAGCCCGCGGTCAGTTGAAACGTAGCCGCACAGCCACCACAGTGACTGGCGTTGCTGCGGAAACACCAAAGGATTGGGAAGGCATCCCAATCATCACGACGGACGGTCTCAGCCTGGCTGAAACCGCTGTAACGCTACCAGCGTAACCACCATCGCAAGGCCGGCGGACGTGGCCTGACCTTACCACCCCGCCGGCATTTTGATTCACGTTTTCGATTCTGACATGACAAGCCCGTTTAACAATGCACTACGCCACGTAAGACGCACGGTACAACGTGTCGCCGGCGTTCCCATCAAATACCAGCGTGGTGCCACCACGTTGGAATTTGACGCGGTGCGGGGTCAAAGCAAATGGGAAAGCATCGACGAATCGCAACTGGTCATCACGTTCACGTCAACTGATTGGCTATTTCCCCAAGAGGAGCTGGCCGCGTTAGATCCACCGGAACCCGTTGACGGTGATTTGATCATTTACGACGACGGCCAAACGGTATCAACGTTCAAAACGCTAAGCCCAGACGGTGAAAAGGTGTCCGGCATGGACAACGAACGCACCGGCCACCGCTTGCATTCCAAGCTTTGGAAAACGGAGCCAAGCCAATGACCTACGATCCGAAAATCACGCTCAAGATGGCGGACGAATTGGTAACGCTAATCGATGGTCAGGATTTCCAGCAATCCAAAACCGTTGAACGTCGTTACCGTCCCAAGCATGACCTCACGGAATTGCACGAACTGCGTATCACCGTGATGCCAGGTGCGTTTGATGAGGAAATAGACAACCAAGCCGGCATTCGCCAAGTGGTTCCCATTCTTCTATGCGTCGCCAAGGCCGTAGAGGATCGGGAAAACGCAACGATTGACCCGCTGTTAACAATCGCCCGCCAAGTGGGCAACCTGGCTAGGCTCAACCCGCCTCAATGTTCCCGTTGGATCGGCACCGTGCCGGTTCGCGACAAGGACGTATTGGAATGGGTGGCGAGGGCTATCGATCAGGAAAGCATATTTTTTGACATTGTGCAGGCGAATTTCCGCGTTGTGCAATTCGACGATTAAACCAACCAATGGGAGGCCCCGAAAATGGCCAAGAAACCCCGCGTATATCTCAACTTTGGCACCCGAGCGGCGCCAGACTTGAAGCTAATCAAGCAGGCGATTGACATTAGCCTTGACCGTACCGCCGGCGAAGGTAACGCCAACGCCCGCGACACCGACGACAACCTTTCAACGCGTCAGAAACGCAACTTTGACGTCCAGTTTGGTTATCGAGAACGACCCGACTTGGGCACGGACGAGATCCTTAACAAGCTGATCGACTTGGACACCACCGGTGACCCAATCGAAGTCGTTTACTGCACCGGTGACATTACCGACAGCGGTACGCGATCTTGGCGTGCTCCGTGTCAATTGTTCGGTTTCCAGCACGATTCGCCAGATGAGGACGAACCAAGCTACTCGTTTGGAACCAAGGTAACGCCTATGGTCGAAGCCGGTGCGCTGTTGACCAGCCAATACGAGCTCACAGCCTGATGCCCATCGGCTGACCGGCCGCCGGCGGTTTATGGCTTTCTCCGCTGGCGGCCCTCCTTTTCAAAAGAACGCCAAAACAAATCAACGAACACCACCCGAGGGCATCAATACCATGCCGCAAACAGCAGCAACAGCAACCGAAATCGTAGCCGCGTTAGCGACCTCTTTAGCGCAATCCAAACGCCTCAGAGTCAAGCAGTCAGTAGTAGCGCTCCATTGCCTAGCCACCTTGGCAGAAGCCGCTAAGGCAGCCAAGCCGGCTGGCAAAGAGGCATCCGAAAAGCTCGAAAAGCTAGATGCTTTCCTCGAGGAAAACAAAGATCGTCTGAACGTCACCGCCGCCGATGGCAAGTCGAAACGCGTGGCGTGGGTCGAAGTTCCCACGGAATCATTGCAATGGCTTTGCGATACGGTTCGAAGCCCCACGGCGGCTGCACAGTCGCAGACGTCCAACAGCTCAAACAGTAGCGACAAGCAACCAAAAGGATCTGGCAAAACCAAGTAACCGGCAGTTAAGCAGCCACGCCGTTTGATCGTACCAGCCGGCGTGGCATTTCAGCACTCAGAAAGGCATGGGCATCATGGCAACGTTCAAAGACAGCGAAGACACAGATTGGAAAGTCAATATTGACGTTCCCGAAACGTTTCGCATCAAAGCAGAATTCAAAATTGATCTATTAACCGAAGGGCCAAGCGGTCAGATCTTCCGCACTTTGGCGGACACTGGAACAGCTCTTGCTTTGCTGGCCGACATTTGCCGCGTTCAGATTTCCGAACGCGACCTAGACACCAACGGATTCTTTCGGCGTTGTACGGGAGACGCCATGGAGCGGGCGTTATCCGCCTTACGTGAAGCGATCATTGAGCTTTTCCCGTCCAGCCAAGCGGAAACGATGCGGGCGACTTGGCAGAAGATCGAGAGCCTGCAAAAACGCGTTTCGGATTCTCAGATGGAGAGGCTGAACGGGAAGAAGGCGGACGAAGCCCTGGAGAAGATCATGGGGGCGAGCGACCAACAGCTAGACGTGATTCTGGATGCCCTTGGGAGTGGCTCGACAAATGCCTTGGCCGCCACGGGACTGACGGCAGCGGACTCACAATCCGCCGGCTAGTTACGCAGATTGAAGGACAACGCGAGGCAGCCTGGGAGACAACGTCGGAGCTCATGGCCCTGATAGCCAATTGCAACCGCGATAAGAAACGCCGCCCGATTCCGTACCGAGCCAATGATTTCAACCCAACTCGTCGCCGCCGTACCAACATGATGAACGATTACACCCACCGATGGCTTGCGGAAGCATCGGATTATGTAGACCTAGATTGATGGTAGCAGTTACCAACAAAACAACCGTTTTCTTTGATCGGCCTGGCATACTCAAAAAGCTAGGGAAGGCTGAACGTAACTACCTGGCGTGGTCCAGTCGTGACGTCAAGCAACACCAGAAACGATCGATCAAAAGGGGCGTTGGTACCAAGGCCAATTTCAAAGATCTAAGCGACCCAGACCCCAAGAAGCGGGAACGGGCAGAACGAGCCATCAAACGCCAGGCGGCCAAAGTTAGCCAGCCAGGGCAAGCCCCGCTGTATCGCCAGAATTCCTACGGCGTACGCGACATTCGCAACGTTTACGACCGTTCAAAAAACGTCGGCGTGGCCGGCATGATCAAGTTCAACGCCGGTGAGTCGATCCCGCAGCTATTGGAATTTGGCGGACTAGTACGCCGCCGCGTATGGAAACGCACGGGATTGACCGCCGGCAAACGAGCCCGTGGACCTGGCGTCATCACTAAGACACTGCGTTACCGTGCTCGTCCGTCCGCTGGCCCTGCACTGGAAAAAGCAGCCCCTCGTTTTCCGTCCATCTACGCCCGAGCATTCGCCAGCGCATAAGGAACGCCCAACATGTCCGCCAGTAAGATCCGAGCCGGCCAAGCGTTCGTCGAAACCTACTTGAAAGGTGATGCGCTCGTAAAGAAGAAGCTCGGCCAGATTGAATCCAAAATGCGAGCGATGGGGGCCGGTATGTCCGCCATCGGTAAACGCATGGCCGCCACGGCTGCCGTTACCGTTGTGGCCATGGCTCCCGTAGTTTCTACGTTTGCTGATTTCTCGGCCAAAATGTCCGAGGTCAAAGCAATCACCGGTGCCGCTCCAGCCGATTTCGATCGACTGAACGCCAAAGCCAAAGAGCTAGGCTCGACCACTTCATTTTCCGCGACCCAAGTTGCGGACGCCATGAAGTTCCTAGGAATGGCCGGCTTTAACACCGCCCAGATACTGGAATCGGTGCCGGCTGTCTTGAACCTGGCCAGAGCTGGCGCCGTTGACTTGGGAATGGCAGCCGACATTGCGTCCGATGTGGGATCCGCGTTTGGATTCACGGCAGACGAGATAGGACGCGTGGCTGACGTGATTGCCAAAACGGCCACGTCCGCCAATACGTCCGTAGAAATGATGGGCGAAACCTTCAAGTTCGCCGCCCCACTAGCCAAGGCCGCCGGACAGTCGATCGAGGAAACGGCCACCGCCGCTGGAATCCTTGGAAACAACGGCATTAAGGCCGACATGGCCGGCACGGATATTAAAAATCTGCTGACTATTCTTAGCAACGAGTCCGAAATTGCTGGCGTGAAGACTCGCGACGCCGCCGGAAACATCCGCCCGCTTCTGGACTTGATGCAAGAGATTGGTGCCGCCACGTCTGACCTAGATGGAGGTGACCGCTTAGCGTTCTTTATGAATCAGTTTGGTCTGATCAGCGGCAAGTCTGCCGTTATCCTGGCCGATGCTGGCGAGCAAATTGGTGTCATGCGTGGCCACATGGACGAGGCCGGCGGCTCTGCCGAAACGATGGCCAAAGTGATGGGCGACAACCTAAAAGGTTCGTTCGTCCGTTTGATGAGCGCAGCCGAGGGCGTGGCCATTGCCATTGGTGAAGGCATGGCGCCAACGCTGACGATTTGGAGCGACAAACTAGCCGCCGTGGCCAATTGGATCACGAACGTTGCCGGCGAAAACCACGAATTCATTGACACCGTTCTAAAGGGCGTGGCCGCCGTGGGTGCGATCGGTGCCGCGTTGATAGCCGCCGGCGTAACGGCCACCGCCGCAAGTTCTATTTTCGGCGTGTTGTCCGCCATCCTGACCGGTACCGCCGTGACCCTGAAATTGGTAGTTGGAACCGTGGCGCTGGTTTTGTCACCCGTAGGACTAGCTACAACCGCCGTCTTAGCATTGGGAGCCGCCTGGCTAACCATGACCGACAGCGGGCAACGTGCGTTGCAGAGTCTCACCACGTCCACCGGTAAGGCCATGGCGTTTATGCGGGATGAGGCCGGATTCTATAAGGACGTAGCGACGGACGCATTTTCCGGCGTGAAGGACGCCCTAGCCGCCGGCGATTTGGGACTAGCTGCCAAAATCGGTTGGCAAGGTGTGTTGATTGCGGTCGAGCGTGTTTCTGGGCAGATCGAGCAAGTTTGGATGTCATTAAAAACGTCCGTGCTGAACGTGTGGGATGACATGATCACTGGCGTGGCGATGCAAATAAACGATCTAATCGGTTGGTTGCGTGACAACCCCGGAATGGCCAATGTCGTGACGGGAGGCACGTTTTCTCTCATTGATATGGCATTGCCAGAATCAATTGGTTCCCAAGCCGTCAACGATACGCTTGCACAGGACAACGTTCGCCAGCAACAACAGCGTGATTCGGAAATCGCGAAGGCGATTCAAGTTCGCGAGTCCAAGCAAAAGGAACTTATCAGCCAACTTGCCAGGCTAAACGAAACCGCAAAGAAGGCCGCGGATGAGGCCCGCCGTCGACAATCCAAACCCGTCGACGTCAACGTTAATGCGGACGATTTGAAGTTGTCGCAACGTTTCCCCGAGATTATCACGCCAGCCGTCAAGGTAGAAAACCAAGATGCTGGCGCCATTGATGTCGACGTTGCCGCCGTCGACCGCATGGACGTAGCTGACCAAGGTGCGTTAAGCGATCCGAATCAACTGATTCTAAGCGGCCTGCTACAAGCCAGAGCAGCACAACCGCAAGCCGCCAAACCAATGGAAGCGATTAACAATTTGCAACGGGGCGCGGAACAACTCCTGAAACCGCTGGCAGATGTGCCGGCTTTGGTTGGTCGACTGGTGATGCCCGAAAACGGCCCCGTTGCCGCAGCCGCCAACGCAGTCGGCAAGGCGATAGGCGGAATGATTCCGCAAGATGGGTTTAGGAAGGTATTCGATATGGTTGCCGGCGTAGACCTGAGAGGGGCCGCCGACAAGGTAATTAACGACATGCTTCGGCTCGAGGAAATGGACGCCCCGTTTGCTGACATGCCCGCCGATCTAGCCGCATTGGCGCCCCACCGTGCTTTTCCTGGTGTATTCGGTGACGCCGCACTAAATCCACCTGATTTGCGAGGCGCACTCGAACCGCTACGCAACGCCGCCAACCCCGCCGCCGCCAACCGTGGCGAATTCGGACAGGACGTTGTGCCGTTCCTACGTGACATGGTGGAAAACACTGGCGAGCTAGTCAAAGCAATCAAAGACAGGCCCAACGTATTTAGGTAATCCAATGGCAGCATTCGCCTACGCATCATGGGACTATCAACAAGTTCGGGAAAACCTGGAACATGGTGGCGGTAGTGCTACGCTCCCATATATCGTGATTGACACGGACGATGAATCCGAGGCCCGCGAAAAGGTCAAAGCAGAAGCCCCCGCCGCGTTCGAAGGTCTAGTCCGAAAGACGCTCACCGGAAAACGCATCGGAGCCAAAGCGTTCCACTTTGACGTGGCCTACGGTGACGCAGACTGCAGCGCAGACGACACCGTTTTCAGTTTCAACACGCAAGGCGGTGTCGGCAAGGCCATGTACGCCCACAATACGACGCGTTATGGAACATGCCCCGAAGTTAATAACGCAGTCAACATTACCACCAACGGCGAGACGCAAACGATCGAAGGCTATGACGTGGTGGTACCTGCCTTAGAGTTTCAGCTTCGCCATTGCTTTGATCCAGCCGATTTGACCATGGCTTACATCAAAACCGTATCGAGGCTAACCGGGACCATCAACGCAGCGCCTTTCAAGAATTACGACGAAGGTGAATTACTTTTTGTCGGCGCTGACGGCAATGCCGAGGGCACCATTCGTGGTGAAATTGAATTCGCGTTCATGGCCAAGGAAAACCTAGAGAATCTATCCATCGGTGACGTAAACGGGATCGACAAAAAGGGCCACCAAATCCTATGGCCGTGGAATCGTGACAAAGTCGCGGAAGATCAGGCCGGCAGAAAATGGATCATGCCAGCCCCCAAGGGAATCTACGTCCAAGACGTTTACAGGCCCGCTGATTGGTCTGGATTGGGGATTGGTACATAATGGCATATCGAGTACCCAAAGGCGATAGCTTAGACGTCCGGCCGCTCAACAGAGCGTTATCTGATGCCGCCCGTGGTAGGCAACAAGCTACCGGCAATCCAACTCGCACCACGCCTACAGGATTGCATCCTGGCATTGTTCGCGTAGTCAACACCACCGGCGAAGATCGCGAGCGGTGGGAAGTTCTAGCAATCAACGATTCGCCTTTAACGTTTGGCGAAGATCCCGACGCGGAACAATTCCCGATCGTCAACGGCGTAAAGCCTACAGAATCGTCCGAGTGCGGTTTGTTCGTCGTACTACAAGAACCGTTGCCTAAAGACGAAATAGGCGTTGCCGTTATCAGTGGGAAAACGTGGGTCAAGTTCGCTGGCGGTAGTAGCTGCGAAACGTCCAATGAATCCTTAGATCTGTTGCCAGGCGAATATGGGCTTGACTACAAAACCGGCGGTTCTGCCCAGGTAATCACTGATGCTGGCAACTACAAGTTCGTCCGGCTGTCTAACTACCGAACACCTGAACTACGCGAAATCAAGTTCACGGAATGCCTAAAGCCTGGCGAATCAGCCGCCGCTAAGTTTCTGGACGCCCCATGCGGAAGCGATGACGACGGTCTGACCGCTCATGATCCGCGATGCGTCAACTGCTATCTGCCAGGTGAACGCGGCCACGTCCGCCTTAATGATGAAACGTGCCAGTACGAACTAGTCGGCAGCTACGGACTACGCCGCCGCACGTACGCCGGCGAATCCGTTGCCGAATGTTCCACCGGCCAAGCGTGGTTGCTCTGCAAGGGAGATGACACAGGCGAATCATCGTCCGCAGAATCGGTCAGCGAATCAGCCGCCGGCTGTGGTTGTAACGGCAACCCGATTTGTTCGGTTAACTTTTGCGTCCCCGCCAAAAGCTACGTGAAAGCCGGCGAGTTTCCGATACTGGACTACCACCCATGTGATAAAGTGTGGCGGTTCGATCATGTTTACAAGTGCGAGTGCAGCTCCAGTAGCTCGGAAAGTTCGAACAGTTCCAGCAGCGACGATGACGAACCAATCACGGTCACCGAATCGTATACGGTCTGCGGTAACAAGTCGATTATCTCGTACCGTCGCCCCGTTAGTCTTTGGATAGAACGGGGCGAAATTCAACGCGATTACGGTTCGTGGTCTGCCAGCGAATGCCCATTATGTTGTGACAATGAGGAATCGACGTCAGAGTCCGAATCCAAAAAGGAATCGGAATCCGCATCCGACTCTAGCAGTTCACTCCCACCGAGTTCTAGCAGCAGTATTCCGCCAAGTTCCAGCGAGCCCCCGCCGTCTACTTCAGAATCGGAATCAGAATCGGATTCCAGCTCGTCTACATCCCAGTCGGATTCGTGCGCGATTGAGGACTTGGGCGACTGCTACCGAATCACGCTATGCGGACAGACTATTTGCGTCCCTAAATGTCATTGCGACAGTAGCAGCAGTAGCAGTAGCGTTCCGCCAAGTTCAAGTTCTAGCAGCAGTTCGCCCCCGCCACCGAGTTCCAGTAGCAGTATTCCACCAAGCTCCAGCAGCTCTAGCGTGGATTGCGAATCGCTAATTCTGAAGGCTACCGCATGGGGTGCTGATACCATCGCCGGTGAGTACACCTGGAACGGACGCGGTTTCCATCGTGAAGGAACTGCTGGCTACGATGGGTTTGACCTCGAAATACGTTACACCAGTGGCAATTGGAGCCTATACCGTTACCAGAACGGTAATTTCATCGCGGTGGACCTACATGCCGAACCAAGCCCGAAAGGTTCCAAGCCTTGGGAGGCTATTTGGCCGAGCCCAGTGACCGAAGTCGAAAGCAATTGTGGTTCCAGTAGCGCGAGTTCAATTAGCAGCGACTCAAGTTTCAGTCGTTCCGAGGAATCTACAAGCGACTCCAACGACAGCCAAAGCGACGAAAGCAGCAGCGGATCCAAAACGGGACCGATTGAAGATTGTGCCGATTTGCCTGACACAATGGAAATCTATTTTGAGGCCGTTGACCCAAGCAGC